CACGACTCAAGTGCAACTTGTCACGTGCTGCACGCTCAGACATCGCGTTCAGGCTGATCGTGCAGAATGGCTACGGTGGCAGTGCACTTCGTGTGCATGCTGGAGCCATCGAGTTCTTCTGCACCAATGGCATGATCAGTGGTGAGTTCCAGTCAGCTTACAACAAGCACACGAGTGGCTTGGTCATCGCTGGTGTGGAACGCACCATCGAGCGTGCACTGGACACGTTCATTGCTGATGGTGTCAAGTGGCAGCGATGGGCTGACACGCATGTTGAGTTTCAGGATGCCATGAACCTGTTCAGGGAATTGGCTGACAGCACCAAGCTACAGGAGAACTTGCAACAGCAATACATGCTGGAACGTGAGGTCCGTGGTGACAACCTCTACTCGGTCTACAGCGCACTGACCTACTACGCATCACATGCTGATGGTGAGTTCAAGCTGCGTGCAACAGTGGAACAGCAGAACACTGAGGCACTGGTCATGCTACAGCGTGAGATGAAGGTGAAGCAGTGGGTTGAGACACCTGCATGGCGCACACTGGAGCACGCATGAGCCAGACACAACCGTGGCCGTGGATGCGCGTCATTGCGGCAACGAGCCTGCAAGCTGAGGTGTGGATACGCATTGATGCTGTTGCAGCATATGGCGACTCACCCAACACTGGTTTGGGCAACTCATGGATCTTGCTGAATGGCAGAGGGGACCCACTGAACCTGATGGACAGTGTTGACGATCTAACCAAGTGGATCGGCAACACAACACCAGTTGTCAAGCCTGTGAAGACTTGACATAGCGTGCACATTGTGCTATAATACTTGGACAATCAAGAAGGGACCTAGCAGATGCTATCGTCATCAGACAAGAACAAGTTGATCGACAAGATCAACACCGCGTTCAGCAACATAGGCAAGAGCAATGGCACGCGATTGCCTACAAGCTCCAACAACCGTGATCCCATCGCGTGGGACCTGTTCGTTGCACAACACGTGACCTCACTTGCAAACAAGCGCAAGGAGGCTGCTGAGAGGGCGGCTGTCAGAGCAGGCGTGATCAACGACAAGGAGAAGGACCCGCGACCTGCTGGCACCAAGGACATGATCTACTCAGGCGAGCAGATGGCTGTCCTGCTGTCAGTCAACACCGCTGCTGAGCGCATCAACGCAGCCAAGGTCTACGACTACCTGCTTGACCATGGCGTGGACGCTGACTTGCTCAACAAGGCAATGCTGCAAGCCACCACGCATGCACGACCACCACATGTGTATTCCGCTTACATCCTGACAGCCGACACCGAGTGAGCAGTTGACTTAGCGCATCGGTGTGAGCACAGTGTTGCTGCGTCCTATGGGCGCGGCAACATTGTGTTAGGAGCAAGCTCGTGGTGGAGATCATCAAGTTGAGTGACAGGAAACCGATACCACCCAAGTCTCAGTCATATGAGCACGGTGGACAGCGATACACATGCACGTTCGATCCGCATGCACCCAGTGGTCAGCAATGGGTGTGGACAGTGAACTACAAGCGCGTCTACCCATACATGGGCAGTGCAGCAACACTGGACGCAGCAAGCAAGAAAGCAAGGTTGCTGATCCACAACATGAACAAGCACGTTATAGCGGTGGAAGAAAGCAATGAATGACACGCCAACTGAGCGTGCATCCATCAATCAACTCAGTGTTGACGAACTGGATGACATGCTAGCTGGCATCCGTGCGCGCCGACTGGAGCGCGTCAAGAAGCTGGAAGCCATAGCCAAGGTCAAGGCTGATGACGCGCATCTGGTCGCGTGGCTGCAATTCGAGAAGACATACAAGGTTGCCAAGCGCGCACTCGACAAGCTAGCAGAACAAGAAGCCAAAGTGGACGCACTGATCCACAAGGTGCGGCTGCGTGCGTTTGAACTACAAGCGTGAGGACATGCAATGGCAAGGATGAAGATGGACCGCAGCGACATCGCTTCGGTAGCACACTGGATTGAGCAGAAGAAGATCGACACGGTCAACGAGATCGTTGCACTCAAGCACAAGCTGACTGTGTATGACATGATGCTGAAGGACCTCGGCACAGCACGCCGTGAACCATTGCCACAGGATCGTGTGCCAACTGAACTGTCCAAGGGACAGGAGGTTGACGCACTTCTTGCACTAGAAGCCGCCGGTCCCGCTGGTCTGTCAGCAGCGGAGTTGTCTGACCTCACTGGCATGCCGCGTGGCACAGCCAGCAGCAAGCTATCCATCCTCAAGTCGAAGGGCAGAGCAACACACAGGATGCCCAAGTATTTCGCTGTTCACTCAACACAGGAGGACAACAACAATGACAACGGCATGGAGGCAGTGAACTGAATGGTAGTCAGGGCCAGAGACCTACGCACCAACATCGTTGAGATGGGCTTCGAGCGTGGTGTCGTGCACACGCTTGAGCTTGCGCTTGAGGAGCTTGGTGAACTGCGTGTGCACATGCGCCAACTCACTGATCTGTCAGCGCAGAGCATTGACCAGATGCAGAAGTTCATGACGATCGCATCTGGCATGCAACGCGGCATCGAGGACCTCAAGCGCAGCATGCGAGGAGAACAGCATGATCCACAAAGCTAGCTTCAGCATGGCGACCAAGGAGGACATGAACGTAGCGACCTATGACCACACCAAGCTGAGTGCGATCAACACATGTCCAACCTGGGGCATCCTGCGCTATGCCATGCACAAGACCATGCCAACTGGTGGCAGGGCCATGGCGTTGGAGGCTGGCAGTGCGATGCATGAGTGCTTCGCATTCGTGCGTCTGGTGTCGCTCATTCAGCAGTTCGATGGACGACCAGAGTTCCAAGACAAGCTATGGGACCACCATGGTGCACGCCTGTTCGGTGCTGATCGCATGCAGTTCATTGACGACAGCATCAGCAAGTGCACTGACTTGGCTGACATCGCCAAGACTGGTGCACTCAGTGTGCTAGAAACGAGCGGCTTCTTCGATGATCCGCGTGACAAGCGGCGCACACTGTCCAACTTGGAGGAGTGCATCTACGCCTACATCAACCGATGGCGTTGGGACCATCCCGTGTGGATGCGTGACAACGCTGATCCAACCAGCGATGTTGGCATCGAGATACCATTCGACATGCTCGTGTCCATCAGCGGCAGCAACTACCTGACGTTCAGGTTGACTGGCAGGATCGACGGCATCCACTACAACTCAAGTGGTGAGTTGTGCATCCATGACAACAAGACAGCAAGCAGGCTGGGTGATGCGTGGGCCAACTCGTTCGCACTCAGTCATCAGATCACTGGCTACTGTGTGGCAGCCAGCACGTTCATCCAGGCGCAGATACACAAGGCCGAGATACTGGGCTTGGCCATTCCTCTACCTCGCACTTACGATCTTGGAGGTTATGTTCGTGAAGTGGTTAGCCGACGTGATTACCACTATGCCCGTTGGCTCGATTGGCTAGTGCACACCATCCAGTTGGAGCGTCGCTACAAGGACAACCCATACGAGGCGCCCAAGTATACGCACTCGTGCAACCGCTACTTCAGGCCGTGTTCATTGATCCCGTTCTGCGATGCAGATGATGAGGAGCAGCATCGCATTGTGGATGAAATGGTGCTGGATGAATGGTCGCCATTGGACAAGCCCATACTAGATGGTGTGGGAACCGAATGAGAATGACACCACATGTTGTGGTGTTGACCTGATCAATGGTTGCGCCCATAGTTGGCGTCGGCACATGCATTGGATGTGGTAAGCCAACCACGTTACGCAAGGGCATGACGGTCAAGTATTGCACTGTTGCCTGTGGTGACAAACACAGGAAGCACACATGTGGCTATGACAGGAGACGACGCAAGCGACTGAAGCGACAGGCATTGGTCATGCGGATCAAACGCCTCATTGCACAACTCCGTGAGATGGACAAGGAGAATGAAGTTGGACGAGATCATGTTTCGCAAGGTGATGAAGAACCTGACTGTGTTGATCGAAGCGATTGAGATTGCTGAGGTCAGGCATGCACTGGTGTGCATCCAGTCATTGCTGATTGCACATGAGGACCGCTTCGCTGAGTTGGAAGGAGATGATGAGTGAGCGAAGCAACACCCGATCCCAATCCCAATCCTGATGATCCACCGATGATGGCTGGTGGCATTCCTATCACTGCGCCATCAGTGGGCAACATGGTGCTGAACATGCTGATCTGGGGAGACAGTGGCAGCGGCAAGACGACGCTGGCTGCGACTGCACCAGGGACCAAGCTGTTCCTCATGCTGGACCCAGGTGGTGAACTGTCACTGGCAGGACGCAACGACATCGCTGTGATGAACCTGAGCAGTGAGTCGCCAACGCGATTGGTTGCACAATTCAGCACGGCTGATCCGTATGGCATTGGCAAGTTGCTTGCTGCACGACCAGACATGGAGACCGTGGTGGTGGACAGCATGACCACGCTTGCCTACGCTGCGTTGCAGAACAGCGTCATGGTCAACAAGTCATCGCTTGAGCGACCAGGGATGCATG